CTCGGCGGGCTCCATCGCCTTAAAAAGGTGACTTAGTCCGGACAACCTGCTTTGCGGGTTTTCAATAATCTGCTGAGTGTAGTATTACCACTTCGATTTGAAATTTTCTAATCGAGGTAGTGAACCCTTTACGAGGACAAGATTTTGTCTCCAGTGAAGAGTATCTAACAATTCAGCAGCAGTCTTAACTTTTAGACTTTTCCAATCGCGTGGACGATTCTGATTCAACAAATTTTCATAAAATCTGTGAACCCGTTTCGAAACCAAGCGTAGTGTGGGAACCGAAGGTGCAGACGGAGGTTCTGAAAACAGAACTTCTTGTCTGAAACTTTGTTCAACGTGGTCAAGGGATTCCTTTATAGGAAACCATTTCACGCCAGACAGTTGCTCACACGCCCATTTAATCAAATCATATGCTTCCCAGTCTCCTTCTTGGATTGACTGTCCGAATAACATATGATTGATCTGGGCCACGTCCACCCACTTCGCGCGGTCATCAATGTTTAAAACATCTGTGACTGCCCGAAGGGATGCTATTGTAGTGGCTTGATACCGTTTTTCAAAAACGCTATCTTGCCACGAGGTATATAACCTCCTAGCTTCGGCCTCGTGAAGATTGACTTCCGAGATAGTCCAAAGACTAGACAAAGTTCTGAATTCTAATATATATCTGATATTTTGATCCATACGGATCAAAACATTAATACCTTTTAGAAAGAACGGACGTGTATGGAAAAGTCCTCTAGAGTCAGGGTGAGAGAATCCTAAACCCCCAAATTCCTTAGGAATATAGGGAGGAAGGTCCAACACCTTGGCTTTAGCAATGATCTCATAATTGCAGTATACGGAAAATAACCGGGATGCAACTCGAACTCTATCAATCCAACGCTTCTCAGAGAAAGGCATTTGAATGTAAGTAGTTTGAGTTGTCATCGCAGTACCGCGACCTGACAAGGAATTCTTCTCCGAAGGGCCCCTATTAGGGCCCCTCGGAGGAGGATCCTTGGCTGTAAGTGATTTGATGAACGGCGTTCTTATTCTTAAGAACGTATTCTTCTGTACACCTGGAACTGAAACCTCAACCCACAATTGTTCAGTGAACTGAACACAGTGGTTTGAGATGACATCTGTTCCGCTAGAGAGCTGGTATCCAGAACTCCTCAAAGAAGTTCTGAACGCCAGCTCTGTTTCGACGTTAGATCCAGAAGTTGCAGTATCGTCTCCACAGACGACAATATTCCTCCTAATAGGGGGAATTGGACTCAATCGGAGAGCTCTTTCAAGATGAAAGAGTTGTCCGAGACAAAGCAACACCCACGAGTGCGGCATCCCCATTGGGACGCTACGCTTCGTAGTAAATGGAAAATTCTCCGCAACAATCTTGTCGTCTAACCACACAGGTGGTTCAACGATTTGAGGGCGAAGAAGAACGTCGACTAGCACAGTCGCATTTCCTACTAACCACTCTGGGATAAGTCCTCGCTCTTCTAGAGCGAATACTACTCCTCTTGCAATCGATTTCGCCTCCTCAATGAGGGTGCAATCGGTCGCAGCGGTTAGGTCTGCACATCCATAAGGTCCCTGGACATTCCGTAAGATTTTGTCTAAGGCCTTTTTGGACGATAACGATGGCACATTTCCGTCGCACTTGAGAACAGCTGTAATCAGTGTGCGAAGAAAATGGGCCAGATTGACGAGGCATCCTTCCGATACTCCGATCACGCGAGCCTTAGCTCCAGCGTCATCAACAGTATCGATACGAGTGCGATTTGGTTGTACAGGATCGGACACATACAATGGTTTTTTGTCAAAGAGACAAAAATCAATTGTAGCGTTTCCGCTCATAAATGTACATGATGAAATAGGATGA